TATAGTCCACCCTCATCATTTTTTGTAATCCATTGTTCATCCATATCAACTTTTTCTTTTGTTTCTGCAGACAATCCATCTTTTGTTCCAAAGGTAGATTGATTCCAACCATCAATAGAATTATAATATCTGATAATTTGTTCACAAAGTTTAGGTGATAAAATATTTTTATATTCTTCAATGTAGTCAGTAATTTTTGGTGCTTTTTTTGTCATTATATTACTCCTGCTTCAAACTTTTTCCATTCAATAGCGTTCTTAATTGTGAATGTACGACTATTTATTGAGCGTAAAACCTGTTCAAGATAAGTTACAATTGTTTTGTTGTAACTAATTTTGTGTTGTAGTTCTATCAAATCTTTATCACTGTCAAGATATGTTGGAATGTCAGCTTTTAAAATTTTAAAATTAAATGGATTTTCTTTATACACTTCATCTGAAGATTTTCCAGTATAGTATTCCCATTTTTCTTTATAAAGTTCTTTATAATCTGTTTCTGTTTTTCTAAGAACTAATTGAAAACGATTATAATATTTTAGATACTTATTATGAATCTCAGGAATTCGTAGAGATTCAATATCTAAAGAATCAGATTTAATTTTAATATCTTTGTCTACTTCTTCTTGTAATGTGTTTAAGTCCATTTTATATATTATACCTTATTTTTTCAATCAAGTCAATAGGTTAACTTATACAATTATTTATAGGGGTACAATATCATAATATGAATAAGCGAACTCTGCTGTCAATGTTAAATATGTTACATCGGTATCAGCTTGGGAATATTCTAATGATGACATTGATAATGGAAAGACATCTTTAAATCTAACTTCAACAACAGGATTGTGTTTAGAAGAAAGAAGTGTCATGGTTGCATCACTATACAAACTTTTATCTGAAGTTGCAGCTCCAAGTTTGGTATCTCCAATATCTTTGCTTGTATATTTTGTTTTAGTGCCTGGAAATTTAGTTGATTCACTATCTCTATAATCTTTAAATTGTTCTCTTGATTTTGGAAAACCAATTCCAATTAACCAATTATGAAGTTCAAGATAGTTTTCATAGTTTTCATCTACAATAAAAGTTATATTTAAATTATCATATGTTATTCCATCTCCAACAATCTGTGTTACTTTGAGTGGAGTAGGAAGAGAAATTCCGTCAAGACTTATGCCTGGCAGATTAGCAGTAATTACAAAGTATTCCACTTTAGGCATATTAACTATACTAAACTTAAACTGCGTTGGAGCAGCATAGTCTAATTTGGTAGGTAATCTTGAAAAGGTGTTTGTAGTAACCATGTTATGAATATTTATAAGAAAGTTTAAGGAGGCATGAGTGAAATCTTTAGGTATTAGTATCAATCTCTTGATTTTCTGCGTGGGTTAATTAACTTGTCCTAATGACTTTATTTACCCTACCTAAAGCACTCATTGCCCTGTATGTAACTATTTATACATTTATACTTATAATTATAACATACTGTAAACAAATGGCAAGCGATTTAGGTTAAAAGGGTGTTAAGTTAACACCCTTTTTGTTATTCTTTACTTAATGAGCAGCAGAAAATGCTGGGAAGTTAAATCTTATTTCTGTACCTAAGAATTTCTGTTCAACTTCGTTCTCGGAATCTCTGTCCATCTGTGCAAACAAACCAACACTAAATTGGTCATTGATTTTTAAATCAACGTGTGCAATGTGTCTGTAGTGGTCTACTTCCGATGTCCAACCATCATCTTCATTATCTACGTTCCAATGTGGGCTAAATACATACCCAACTGAAAGTTTATCGCCTAGAGGGAGTGCAACACCGACTTCTGGTCTAACACGCAAAATGTCATCACCCTCATCTGTTTTCATTCTCCATTCAGCAACAGCATTTGCATAAAAATTTCCTACTTCGAAAGTATTATGTGTAGCTCTGAATCTGTGTTGGTCTTCTCCAATTCCACTTACGTTTCTGTATTGAAGATTGAATGAATCTGATATATCGTAACCAAGTACAATTTGTTTTTCTTCATCATCAATATATCCTCTATGTCCAATACTTAAATCACCGAAATTGACAGTAACATTATTTTCTATTTTTTCAAATTCGTTATCCTTTGTTCCGTCTGCAAATGAAACTGTTGTTAATAGTAAAGTTGCAAACAAAACAAGAAACATGTTTTTAATCATTTTATTCTCCTGTTGTTTTTTTTAAATCGTTCCTATGGATATAGAAACGTCTCTCTTCTCTTTCCCTATGATAACACTATTTATAAGATTAAATCACTCTATATATGGGATTTTTATTTTATATTGTAGAAACAATGTTGTAGGCCATTCATAATCTTTATATTGACCTTCTGATAATACAATAAGATTAAAATTATAAAATGAAAGACTTGGAAGTATATATGGAAACAATTTTTCTTCATTCCAATTTACATTTTTATGTGTTATTCCTGATACTACATTAAAACTAAATTCTTTTTTTGTGTAAATTTTATAACCCGTTCCTACATATTTTGCTGTTTCATTAAAACTGTCTTTAAAAAAACCACCATATATAAAAACTTTTTTATTTAAATCTATTTCTAATCCCAAACCATAGTTCTTTTCATTAAAGTCTATATCACTATCATGCCAAGACAATCCATTTATAACAATACTTGTTTCTGCATGAAGTGGTGTTGTACATAATAACAATAAAATTATAATATGTTTAATCACTTTCCTTTACCTTTTGTACGATATCCAGATGTTGGAGTTGATTTGGTTAGAGATAATCTTTTTACTTTATATCCTTTGCTATATCCATGACGTAGGGCATTTCCTTGCCATGATTTTCCTAAGTTATTCTGTCTACCATACTCACATAAATTATATGTTGTTTCTTTTTTACCTGTAGATAAATTATGAACTAACCATTTCATAGAGTTTGCATCTGCAACTAATTCTTTTTGTCTTTGAGATTGTTTTTGTCCTGTACGCACAATCTTTGCTTTATGTTCCTCTGTTAGTTTTCGTTTGTGCTTTTCTTTCTTCATAATTGTCATACTTCGTTGCCCCAAAAGTCCCAATTATCTCTGGTCTTTTTTCTTGCAAATAGTTCAATATACGGGCCTTCTACAAGTCGTTCTATTTCTCCATGTAAAAGTGGTTTTTCAGAATGTCGGCCTCTTGGTGCAATCACCAATTGTGCAACATCTTTATGTATTCTTTTTGGTCTACCTTTTGTTGCAAGTAAACACATTTCTGGATTACCTCTAGTCCAATATCCTAGACCTGTAAAAAATCCAAGTGTCTTCTTATTTGTTTTTGCCCATGTGAAGCCTACTGTCTTGTACTTAAATCCCCAAGCGTCAATAACTTTCATAGCTTGGTCTAACATAGGGTCACATACCCACATTAACAATACACAATTTTCATCTGCAATATCCTTTATAGGCAAATTGCATATATCATTTAAAGACATACAATTATAGTGTGCCTCAGGATTTTTTTCTTTTGCCCTTCCTTTATCTGACCTTGTTCTAAACAACCAAGGTGGGTCTGCGTAAATTACTTTATATCTTTTATTAGGTAAATCAACCAAAAAAACTCTCCTCTTTCTGAGTTAGTGTGTTACAGAATATAACTATTTATAAGATTACAAATCTCATGTATTTAGTGATAACAAAAAAGGGAACTAATGTTCCCTCTCTTGCAGTTTCGTTTACTTGCGTAAGTTGCAAGGAACAAACTAATGTAATACATAAGGTTAGTTACATTAAATTTGTTACTTTGACTCTACGATAGTACACGTTATCGTTTGCGTCTAATGCGCCGACATCACCAGCAGCAGTTCCAGATGCAAGTACACCTGAAGCATATGGGTTACCTGTGATACCATATCTTGTTTTGAATCCAATTTTTGGTTGGAAAGTATCTTCTCCAACTGCTCTTACCATTTGTAGTGGTACGTATGGACAATAGAAGATACCAGCATCGTAAGGTGAACTACCTCTGTAACCTACCACATAGTATTGTGAAGCAGATACGTTTGCAGCATATGGGTCAACATAAACTTTATATCTTCCGTTTAATGTACCAGCAAATGTGTTTGCAGTATCATCAACATTAAGATTAGAGTTTATTGCTGGAGTGTAATCAAGGACACCTGCCATTTGTAGTGCAGATGCAACATCAGCAGAACAAATAATTATGTTTCCTTTTCCTCTCCTTGTTTGTTGACCAACAGCGTTGGCATCTCTTTCGATAGCGAATAATAGTCCTTTGAATTTTTCAACTGACCATCTACCATTAGAGTCTGTGTCTAAGTCAAAGATACCAGCAGTAGTAGTGTTAACTTGGGCACCTTTTTTAGCAACAATGTAAATTGTTCTTACAACTTCTCTGTTTATTTCTGCAAGTATTTCTGCAGAGAGAATGTTTGCAAGCTCAGTTTCAGCGTCAAGACCATGAATTGCTTTAAGGTCTTGTGCGAGTTCCATAGAATATTCAGCTTTTAATGCTCTGGATTTAGCAGTAACAGTTTGTTTCTCAATTGAGAAAGCCATTTCTGCGAAAGCGTTTGCAGCTGCATCTCCAAGTGCTTCACCTTGTGCAGTAGTCATACCGCCTGGTGCTAAGTATGTACCAGCAGATGGTGAATCATTTAGTGTTGCAGGGTTGCTTCCAGTAGCAGCAGATGATGTTAAATCACCAGCAGCGTCATCATTTGACAAACCAGAATCAGCTTCGTCAACTAATGCTTCAGCACCAGTTTGTGATACTGACCTACTTCTCATTGCGAAAATAAGACCAGTAGGGCCTGTCATTGGTTGTACACCACAAATGTCGTATGCAATCAAGTTAGGCATTGCACGTCTAACTAGTGAAATTAGGATTGGCTCCCAATTATCTACGTTACCACCAGTTGAGTTACTTGGTGCAGCTTCGTTTAAAAAGCTTCTATCTTCTCTTAACGCTTTTTCTTGGTTTTCGAGAATAACAGTAGTTACAGCACGTCTATAAGGGTCTTTGATTACACCCAAATCTGGATGTTCAAGGACTGGCTGCCACTTTTCTTGTAAA